CCTTGGAACTTACTGGGCCAGTGACTTCCCCCACAATGCCGCCGTTAGCGGCTGTCTGTACTTCCCGCGCGCTGAGCACCATTGAATGCGCCGTGTAAAGCATGGCAGCTAAGTCCAACGACGCGCCCAAGCGCCTTGGATTCAACTGTTCATAAGCCACGGTCTCCCAGTTAACGATCTGCGCATCCGGATAAGCGTCAACGTTAGCGAACTCCGGAAACATGGCCCTGAAGTCAGCCGGCGCAAACATGGCGGCTAGACGTTCTTGCCGTCGTCAGGCTTCACGCGCCGACTGAGACGCTTGTCGCCGTCCTGCATCAACGGCTCAAGGCCAGACTTGGTCTGTGAGCGGTCTTGCGCCATACGCTCAGCTGTTTCACGCCGTTCCGACGCAAAGATCAACTGATTCTTAACAGCATCATGCTCCTTGTTCTCGCTCAACCATCGGTCAAAAAAGTCCTTGGGCACGTTAGACGTCAAGGCGTAACCGCCACGCAGGTCCTTGGGAATACCGAACGGTGTCGCGCAACCCTCAATGCGAACTTCCGGGCCAACTTGCATGGCCCGCTTAATGGTCCGTAAACCACTCGGCGTTGGCTCGTCAAAGTCAACCATGTCGAAGGTCCGCAGTATCAGCGCGAACGGTAGCTTTGAGCAGACCGTGACATATTCGGCTACGGTTTGACCTGCCATACTGAAGTGTCCTTGTGCAAAAAAGGAAAAGGCCGGAAGGATTCCGGCCTAAATTCCAAGCATCGTAGCAATGCCCAAAGGTTGACGGTTAATGGCGCCCCAAGTACCACCGGTGACCTTCTGCTTGTAGGACGAAACTGCTCGAATGATTGGGCTGGACTTCATCTTCTCATTGAACGCGCAGTAACCGGTCTTTTGGCCACCAACCGTCTCGGCAATCATTTGCATCATGTTGCCGCCCGCGCTGCCCTCGGGGTTTGACGCTGAGATCACGCCGTACTGCATAGCGGTCTCAAAACGAATGTTGGGGAAGTTCTTCTTGAGCAGGTCGTACACGTTGACGTTGTACTGATTCGTGGTGGTCAACGCGACGCTTGACGCTGGCGACATTGCCAAGACTAACTTGTCTGTCGGCTTCACCAGGCCAGCACTCTGGTTAACAAGCTGGATGAACAACGACTGTACGTCCGTGTAGATTTCGTTCGCCGTCGCCGTAACCACACCGCCAAAAATCCACACCGGCGTATGCACCGCCTTAGTGCCTGGCGTCAACGCAGCCGACAGGTTCGGGTCATTCAGCAGACCGTAGTTCTGCAGGCCTTGCACGCCGAAGAAGTAGCTGAAGTTTTGCGTGCGCGCCAAGATGTCAGCTGCACCTTGGTCAATTTCTGAGACCCAGTTGATGCGGCCCAGGCCCGCGCGCTCCAGTTCCAGATCACCATACTCCTTCATGATCTGGAACAGATACGATTGCCGTTGCGGCCAGTTGGTATTGACGTTGGCGCGGCCGTTCTCGTTGAAGTCACCGTAAGAGCTGGTTTCCCCGGTGTGTTCAACAGTCGGGAACATGGCCGTTTGATCAAGCCAAGTACCCTTGCGCTCCTCACCAAGGATGTTCGCAGCTTCCAGCGGTGCGAACAACACCTGGAACACACTCGGATCAACCAGGGTTGTGAACATCATCGGCACGCCAGAATTGGCCGATGTACCCGCCAACTGTGGCTGAGCGTCCATCGCCAGCAGCCAATTCGACTTCCAGCCGTCTGGGATGTAACTATTGACGCCAGGAATGCTGACACCACGCGCCTCGAACAAAGGCTGGTCGGCTTGCCAAGCCGCCATGGCTTCTTGGAAATTCATGCTATTCTCCTCATAGCTCTGGGGCTTGGTTAACCGTTCGAATTAGCCGAGCGGCTTGTCACTGATCTTCACGAGCTCATTCTGCAGCCCGGAAGACATTGCGATCCACTTGGTCTCAACGTTGCTGCCCACCGTGATGGAACCAGACGCATAGGTCTGGCTGGGCGTCACGTAGTAGGTGCCATTGCCACCCGTGCCGGTACCGAAGCCGGTGATACGCGTGCCGGCTGTAGGACCGCCACTGAGCGGCTGCCCAACGGCCAGCGGCGTAGTGGGCGGCGCAGTCACGGTCAACAGACCATAGCTGCCGGTCATAGCGCCAGAAGCGACATTCTGCTCCGCTGGCGTCACGATGTAACGGCCAACACCGTTAAGGGCTTCACCCGTCAGCAACGGTGTCATCTGACTAACAACCATCGTGCCAGTAGCGACGCCGGTGCCAGCAATGATTTCACCTGGGACAATCAAACCGGCCGAAACCGCCGTGACCGTCAAAGTGTCATCCGTGATGGAACCGGTAAACGCCGGGTTAGTGGTTGCCGCGATGGAACCGGTCATGATGGTGGTGGCGCCTGCGCCCGTCGCCGCAAAGGTCACAGTGCCATCCGCAAAGTTAGCGTAGGCCTTCTGACCTGGCACTGCCTGCGTCGCGCCGGCATTGCGCACCCAGAAGCCACCGCCGGACGACAACGACACGCCGAAGCCCTTTGGGATCAGCATGCCAAACGCCTGCAGGTACTGCGTGAGCAAGCCCTGCTGTTCGCGGTGGCAGAAGCCGGCCACCGGCCCTGCGCCGTTGTTGCTGGCGATGGACGGCGCGCCGTCCCAATCGTCCGGGTTGGTGATCCAGGCGAAGCGCCCAATGGTCACGCCATTGGGGCCAGCAACCAGACCGAACGGGCCAGCGTCAACAATGTAGCGGGGATTGCCGTCGCAGAAGTCGCCTTCCACGGCTGGCGCTGGGCGGACTGTGATTTGCGTCTGGAAGTCAGCCAAAATCATATCTCCTTAGGCTTAGCCAGGTTAAATGTTGATCCGCGCCGCGCCAGGAAACCGCTCAGCGAAACTCTTCGTCTGGGCAGCGTCCTGCGCGATGCGGCGCTCAGACTTACTGCGGTTACCACCGGGCTTGGGTTGGGCTTCCAAGAGTGCCCGAAACGCGCTGGAGTGAATGCCGTCGGTCTTCACGCCGAGCATGTTGAGGGCGGTTTTGTAAACCTCCTCAGCGCTGTCCTGCGCTAGGGCCAAATCGCCGACCCAAGGCCGCACAATGCGTTCGGCTTCGCGCATAGCCTTATGACCCGCGACGGACCGCGCCACAGCTTCCCGAATAGCCTGATCCATAGCGCCCTTGGTTACGTGTTCAGGCTCCTTGGGCTTACCTTCAAAATCCGGTGGTTGATCTTTTCCCATTTTGCGATCCCTTGCGCCCCGACGCCGGTCAGTTGCCGCTGGCGGCTTGTCATCTTCGTCATCTTCATCCTCAGCGGCATGTTCGCCCAGGTTCTCAATTTGATCCTCCGCCGCTCCATGCAGCGCGTCGAGATGCGCCATGTCTTCGTCGGTGATCTTGCCCTTAAGAAACTGCTTGATGCGCTCCAATGGATCAGCGTCCGTAGTGCTGGTGGTTGGCACCGTCGTACTAGTGGTTGACCTGCTAATCGGCACAGCTGAACTCGGCGTCGTCACCATTTCCGCGTCAGCTGGCGCTTCTTCTGGGTTCATGCCGCCCATAGCGTCCAGAAAGCTGTCCAGGTCCTGCAAATCGGCGTCCTGCGCCAGCTTGCCCTTGGTAACCTCGCCCAGCCAAGCAACAAGGGTGGGCTTCTTGCCCTTGAAATTCTTGGCCGTCACAGCGGTCAACGCCGGCATGAGATCAATCTTTTGATCTTGCGCGAGCTTGGGGCGCAGATAGGCGGTGATTGCACCTTGCAGCAGAACCGCCTTTCTGGTCAGCACCTTGGTAGTCATTAGGTTCTCCTTTGAGTCGCCGACCACAACGTCGGTTCCGGCCCTGCCATCCTTCACAATTGCAACATGGTTGCCCACGATGTTACGCATCACTCCGTCATAAGCCACGCCTTCATATACCCCAGGCGTCATGTCAGCCGTGTAGTGATAACCGGCCGAAAGTTGCTTCTTCTCGTTTGAATTGATGTCTTGAATGGCGTCAGCTGGCCAAATTGAGAGTGAATTGTAAAGATACGGGTGTTCATACTCGGCGGCATCTTCGCCCGTACCAACCGCACCGATAGTCAACGCTTTTGGATGCTCATTGGCGCTGGTCGGCTTGTGTTGCAAAAGTAACGGCACACCGTTGAACGTCTTCGCCGCCCGAGCCAACTCCTCGGGATCGCGCAAGAGTTGGTAGATACGATTTGGGTCCAACCCGAGTTGTTCCCAATTGGGTATTTCCTCGCCCTTGTAAGGGCAAATGTTGGCCTTGGAGATTGGTGTCCGTGCAACGTGCAACCGACCAACGTTGTCGTAATTGCGCACACTCTCCTGATCAAAGGCAATCAACGCATCCTGACCCAGCTGGCTGTAGGCAATCGCCACTGCCTGCTTGACCGGATGGCCACGATTCACTTCACGCGCAATACGATCTGAAATTGCTTTCTGCGACGCATCATTTGCTAGCAGCGCGGCCACGCCAGGGTGCAACGGCTGCGGCGCTTGATCTGGCACAGCCCAGGCATACTCCGTATGTTCATCATTCAGCGTCGGCTCAAATTCATCTGCACAATCAGCTATGAAGGTAGAAAAGTCGAGGCCATCAGCAAAACGACGATCAATAGCGCGAAGCTCACCACAATCGTAACCAGTTTCCTCATTCAGCTCCCGCCGAGCGGTTTCTTCCGCATCCTCGCCCGCTTCGCCCATGCCACCTGGCCAGGCCCAAGCGCCTTCTTGATCCGTCGCGCCAGGCCCTCTGCGGACGAATAACAAGCGGCCAGCTGGCGAACGTAAAATTACGCCGGCCGCCGCCGGAAAGCCATCATCTCCACTGTAGCCACTGGCGTAAGCAGCCTGCGCTTGCTTTTCCGCGCCTGCACGGCTGCCGTAGCAATGACCCTTGCCACCCCATTGAAAGCCAGAGCCACCACCTTCAAGTGTGCAGGAGTGAATTGGCATGATCCCTCAATCCGGCAATATCGGCTCCGCCCAACAACGACAGTTCCAAATTCCCCCTGGCAACGCGTGATGGTCCGGCGGGTCCGTCAACGGCGGATGCGCCCATTCGTAAATCTTGCTGTCCAGACGGCGGTGTGACGGACGCACATCAGCATCACGCATTGTCCGCCAACGGAACTCAGTTGATCCCACATGTTCGGCGCGTGCCCGCGTAAGCTCTGTGGCTGTGCGCGTGGTTTCCGTGCGCGCAATCGTCATAGCGCGCGAGCGCGTCACATTGCCTGTTTCAAGTATTTCGTCGGCAATTTCCGCTGCGCGCCGACCTTGTAGACGGTTTTCCAAGGCTAAGGCGTGGACCCGTTCAGCCGCTTCGCGCGGCAAGGACGTAATCAGGCCAACTTGATCCGTCAACCGTTCACGCATGACGCGTCCTGTCGGCGCAGTGTCCAGCTCAATTCGAAGCAAGCGACCCATCTCGCTTGACGCTTGACGCCAGGCCTTTGCGTCCCTGGCATTGACTTCAGTGACCATACGTCGCGCGACAGACGTTGCCCAACTGTTGATGAGGTCCGCATAATCGTTCAACGCGTCGCCAATGGCGTCTGGCGAACTTTCATCCACCGGGTCCCACAGACCCTTGACCAAATCGTTCACCGCCCGCGCCACCTTGTTGAGTTGACGCGCATAACCGGTTTCCGCCTTACGAGCTTGCGTGAAGCGCATTCGGCGCTCCTTCAAGCTCTTATCCATCGCTAAGGCAAAACGCGGGCGAAAAAGCGGCACCATAACGCGGGCCTCGGAGGGGTGCGACGCGGCCGACATTCGTTCCATGTAGGGCGGCCCAGGCTTAATCCTCTTCAGCCGCGACGGACATCCCAGCGGTCGGCATTGTGTGTGTTTCTTCCGTCTCCGCCTCTTCCGCTGGATCGAAGCCTAGCGCCATGATGACGTCTTGTGGCGTCACAATCAGATCGTCATCCGGGTCAGGGTCCTCAGTGTCGAGGCCTTCGCCCAGGAATATTGCGTTAGGCAGCTTTAGCGACATCTTGCCACTCCGAGAAAACCGCCGGGTTGATGTAACTTTGTAGCGCCACCAC